TGAAAATTGAGCAGAAGACAAAGCCAATTACACCATTTGATACTGGTAGATTAAGAGCAAGTATTAAAAGTTTAATAAAGCCAGATGTTGGTAGGGTATTTCCAACGGTTGATTATGCAACATTTGTTCACGAGGGAACAAGCAGATGGCCGTTATCACGATCACCAAAGAAAGCGGGAACAGTTAGGCAGTTTTTAAAAATAGGGACAGAGAAATCACAACCCGATATACAGACATATTTTGAGGAGGCAATAGAAAATACCTGGAATAAGGTAAAAATAAAAACAGACATATATAAACGATTTTAAATATGGCAATAGAAGTATTACGAGACCACATAGAGCAAATGCTCTTAACAGAAACAGATATTCAGGAAGTTCATGATTACCCGACAGAAGACTTTAACGGCTATCCTGCCGCGGTAATTCGCTTTTCGGGAAATGAATCGGATTACGAGACAACAGCACACAATGAAAGACATTATGTATATGAGGTGTTTTTGTTTCAGGAATCGGATTCGGCTTTAACAAACAGAAGACAGGCAAGGCGGAAGATAGAGAGCTTGACAGAGAAGATTTTAATGTTGTTTGACGATGACGAGTATATGACAGGAATAGCATTGCCGGCAGATTATGTATTATTGGCGACAATACCAGTCGCTTCAGAAATAGTAGATTTAGAAAAACATGTATCAACAAAGATTACAATAACAGTAAGGATATCAGTAGATATCACAACATAAAAGGTCGCTTTAAGATAAAAAATTAAAAAATTATGGCAGATCCATTTATAGGCAGAAAAACAGACGTAGGAATTGCAGTAGAAGGCACAAGGGGAACTTGTGAAACTCCAGACTTTTGGATTCCCTATGGGAACTTAGTATTTCAGGAAAGAGTAGATAAAGTAATGTCGGAACAGGCAGTATCGCACATTGCACAGCATACAACGGCAGTAATTTCAGACAAATATGCAGAGGGAGAATTATCAGGAGAGGTTTTTACTGGACCAATAGGAACATTGTTATTGGCAGTATTTGGAGATGTGTCAAGTGGGGTTTATGCAACATCAGCTTATGAGCATGAGTTTTCACTAGACAATACCAACCTTCACGATTCACTTTCAATAGCTTACAAGGACGACGTAAGAGATTTGTGCTTCAAGAACGCAATGTTGTCAAATCTGCAAATTGAGGTAACTCCAGGTGATATTGTAAGATTTACTGCAGGAGTTCAGTCATTGTATCCAAATGATCATTCTTCTTGGACAACAAGCTACACAAGCAATGAACACAGATTCAGGGGAAGAGATTTATGCTTCAGAATAGCAGCTACAGCAGCGGATTTAGATGCAGCTTCAGATATTTCAGTAAAATCATTCACTCTTAACTTCATTCAGGACTTGACAAGAGACAATACTTGTGGAACTCTTGGGGCAGAAGACATCTATAATACCATTTGGAGGGTTGAGATGGAGGCAGTATTAAACTTCCAAGATGAAACCTATCTTGATTATGCCCACAATAACGTGCAAAGAGCAGTTAGGTTTGAGCTTTTAAATCAGGACGTTTCAATCGGAGATGGAACAGGAAATCCAAGGCTTCAAATTGATTTTCCAAAGGTCGGATTTAATATGTGGGAACGCAGCAGTGAATTAGATGATATTGTGGCACAAACCCTTTCAATGGAAGCGTTTTATGACCTCAATACATCAAAGATTGTAGAAAGTTGCAACCTACGTAACGAGACAGCAACATACGCTTAATATGATTCCTAAAACAAGGAAACTAAAAACTCCAGTTGAGGGAAGAGATGTTGAGATTAAGGCTTATTTCACTGGTAGAGAAAAGCTTGATATGATGAAGGCGGGAGACGATATTGAGAAAATTATTAAAATTTCTATTGTGTCAGTTGATGGAGAGAAGGAAAATGCTATTGATAAGTTCTTGGCGATACACGGCAGAGATTTTGACTTTGTGGTGAATGAGATTAACAATGTCGCACGGGACTCTTCTATTTTAGAAAAAAAAAAGAAGTAGAGGCTGAATATTGGACATTATTAAGGCACGGTAAGGGTAGAGTTTCACAATTAACTGAAGCTATTATTCTGTGTGATGAGATGAAGTGGACTTGGGATATATACCTTGATCAGCCAGAGTGGTTTATTGACTTAATTTCGATGAAAAAACGTTTAGATGCTGCACATCAAGAAATATGCCAGAAACAAAACTCACAGCGATTGTCCAAGTAAAAGATAGGGCAACAGCAGCACTATCCCGTCTTGGGGGATCATTCTCAAGGCTTGGACTGGCCGTTGGGGCAGCCGCTTTTGCTGTTGGCGTAAAGGCAGTTAAGGACTTTGGAAGTTTTGATGATGCAATGACAAAATCTCTTGCTATTATGGGAGATATTTCTGGGACAATGAGAAAAGATATGGAGAAAGCGGCAAGGCAGGTTGGAAGAACGACTAAGTTTTCAGCAACACAAGCCGCAGAGGCATATTTTTATCTTGCATCGGCCGGATTAGATGCCAAACAATCAATAGCAGCAATGCCACAAGTAGCAGAGTTTGCCACTGCTGGCAATTTTGATTTAGCAAAAGCAACCGATCTATTGACAGATGCACAAAGTGCTTTGGGATTGTCAGTTGATGATACGATCGAGAACTTAAAAAACCAAACAAGGGTGAGTGATGTCTTGGTTAAGGCAAATACCCTGGCCAATGCTACGGTGGAGCAATTTTCTGAGAGCCTGACAACAAGGGCTGGTGCAGCACTAAAACTTGTAAATAAAGACATTGAGGAGGGGGTGGCAGTTTTGGCGGCTTGGGCTGATCAGGGTGTCAAGGGAGCAGAGGCAGGAACAAGGCTTGATATTGTTTTAAGAGATCTACAGACAAGAGCTATCGAAAACAAGGAGGAATTTGAAAAACTTGGAATATCTGTATTTGACTCAGAGGGCAATATGAAGAATATGGCGGACATTATTGGAGATCTGGAGGGAGTAATGGAGGGAATGAGTGATAGGCAAAAGAGAGCAACGATACAAATGCTTGGATTTCAGGATAGATCTGTGGCTGCATTACTGACTTTATTAGGAACATCCGATGCAATAAGAGAATACGAGAAAGATTTAAGAAGTGCTGGCGGAACAACAGAGGAAGTCGCAAAAAAGAATCTAAGCTCCTTTAATGAACAGATGAACCTATTAAAAAGTGAAATAGAAGATATTTCAATTAGTATTGGAGAGAAGTTAGCTCCCAAAGTAGGACAGTTAAGGGATATTATTATGGATTTATTGGAAAAATTTAGAGATCTAAGTCCCGAAACAAAAAATTTTCTACTAAAAATTACAGCACTTATAGGAATAATCATACCAGCGATTGTAGTATTTGGCAAAATTGCAGCAATGATTGGGTCAGTTGTTGTTGCACTAAAAGCCCTGGTTATCGCTCTTGGCATTGGATCTGTAATAGGATTGATAATCCTACAGATAAAAACAGCGAAAGCAAGCTTTCAACAGTTTAAAGAATTTATATCAAAGGCGGGAGTGGCGATTACTAAGTTTGTTGACTTTGCAAAAGAACTACCTGAAAAAATTCCCAAATTTTTATCAAGAGTTAATGAAAGCATTAAAAATTTCTTTTTAAGAGACCTACCATATGCACTTGGATATGCACTTGGCAGATTTATAAGGTGGATTGTTGATACCAACACCAGAATTGGGCAGTGGGCAAGGTCTATACCATCAAGGGCCGCTACGGCCGGAAGAGATCTTGTTAATAGTTTTATAAATTTTATTAAGACCCTTCCTTCTAAAATGTGGATGTGGTTAGTTGATACATCAAGAAAGATTATAAGCTGGGGAAAAACAGCTCCATCGAAAGCAAAAAGTGCTGGAAAGAATCTTGTTAGTGGTTTTATAGATACTATTAAAACACTACCAGGAAAGTTATGGGATATTTTAGTTAAGGCAGCAAAAAAAGTAACTGAAGTTGGTGGAATGATGTGGGGGAATGCAAAGAAGATGGGTTCACAATTGTGGGGGGGATTTAAGAAGGGAATGGGAATAGAATCACCATCTTACATAGAAAAGGCACTTGATAATATAGAAAAAAAATCAAAAAAAACATTATCTTTTTTAACAAACGACTTTAAGAAATTGGGCAATCTAAGAACCGACCTTAGGATTATAAATGGCAAGGAAAGAGACTCAGAGGTGATAGTTCCCGCCAACAGAAATAAAGTTGGTGGCGGATTTAATGTCTATATACAGGGAGGGACATATTTATCAAGAGAAGCCGCAGAGGATATGGGAGATTTGATCATAGAAAAACTTCGCAAAAACATTAAATTAAGTGCAATATTATAATAAATGAATGCAAATAAACGCAAACGCAACAGATATAACAAAAAACGTCCCATGGCAAAGTCTATCCATAGAGGACAATTTAACAAGCCAGATTAACTTGTGTTCTTTTAAATATAGAAAATATGGAACAAGGGCATATACGCCAGCCCTAACCCATGTAGTTCAGATATTGGACGATGGAGGCAATAAGCTCTTTGAAGGTAAAATTACGAGGATTACAAAAACAGTAGAGGGAAGAGATACGCTAGTTTATAATATAGAATGCATGGATTATACAATTGATTTAGATAGGGAGCTTGTGGCGGAGACCTATGAGGACATGACGGTTGAAGACATTATAAATGATATTATAACCGACAATACAGCAGGATTTACAATAAATAACGTAAGCTGTAATATTCCCGTAGATTATATAGCCTTCAATTATGAGGAAGTATCAAAATGCATTCAAAGATTGGCAGAGCTTGTAGGGTATGAGTGGTATGTAGATTATGATTCAGATATTCATTTTTTTGCAAGGGGAGACGAAACAGCTCCATTTAATCTAGATGATACAAGCGGGAACTATATTTATAGAAGTTTAGTTTTAGAGGAAAATTATGAAAGCTTAAGAAATTCAATTATAGTAAGGGGCTCAACCTATACTGGCTCCTCCATCGTTACAAGGCACACAAGCATAACAGAGGGTGAGGAAACTGCAGATACTCACGAGAAATTTGCAGAGCTTCCAAGTGTATTTGTAAATGGCGTTGAGCAGACAGTTGGGCTTGACCACGTAAATGACCCTGATGATTATGACTGCCTATGGAATTACGGGCAAAAACTTATAAAGTGGAGAGAAGACAATATGCCAGCATTGCTAGATGAGATTACAATAAAGGGCAGGCCAGAAATTCCAGTTATTTTAACGGTAGAAGACGCAGCATCAA